ACCGATTTCCGTGCGGAGTGCCAGCTGCAGCAGGTAGTGCGGCGCCTCTTGCACGCCCGGTTGCAGCACATCGATGTAATCCCAGTAGGCCGTGAACTGGCCAGAGCCAGACATCAGGGTTGAATACTGGCTGCGAAATTCATCACTAAGGGCAGTGGTATCTACAGCTTCGCGATTGGTGTTTAATTCAAACGCGCTGCATTGCCCCAGCATCCGGTGGATCGTATTGGCGATCTTGACCGTGATTGGGATGTCCGTAACAATGTCGGCGAGGGGGATTGCGTCGTCGAAGTTGCCTTCAAGAGAGGCGCTGAACGTGCTGTAAAGCCTGATGCCACCTAGCTCGTCAACATTGATGTACCACTTGCCCGAGCTTTGAACGGTGCCATCCAGCCAGCCAGCGCCAGTGACAAAAGCCAGTGTTGCGCCGTTGGTTGAGGTGATTTCAACCTGATCGCCGGACACCAAAAAACCGGTTTCAAAATCAAACGAAAACCGGCGGCGATTGGCGTTTACATCTGAAGAATTGACGACAGATGCCTTATCGCCCTGCGCAGATTTGCGCTTCAGAAAAACGTTGCCGTAGCTGCCGAGGTAAACGCTCATGACAACGATGCAGCGGTCAGTGCGCCAGTGGCTTGGAAGCTAATCTGGGCGCTAGTAATTTCACCCACTGACGCGCCAATCGTGGCGCTAGTGATGTAAGCGCTAAAGGTAATGTCGTTGTTGTCTGCACCATCGGCAAGGCGCAAGGTCAACGTCACCACGTCTGTAGCAGCAACACCGGTCGTACCAGCGCTGATCACCTTGGCCAAAAAGTTACCGGCGTCGATGCTGCCGTCGTCTGCTTTGTAATACAACAGCGTGGCGGAACCGCTAAAACCTTGGATGCCTGGGGTGTAACTGCGTTGGGCGTCGCCAAGCGTGGTGGTTTCCAGCACTTCAACGTCAGCCTGAAATGACCACGAGGTCACCTTGGCTTGCGTGGTGCCGGCAAACAAAAGGCTGCCGTCGCGTCCGGTGTAAATCTTGGCCATGGTTACAGTTTAGAGAACGCCGACAAGCTTGATCTGTACCGAGCTGATGCCGGGTCGGACGTTGCTTACCTGGGGCGGCTGGTCATAACGCCAGCTATTTGCGGTTGCTGCATCCAAGGCGTCGGTGTTACCGCTCCAACCACTCAGCGCACCAGTCGGCAAGGTAAACGTTGTGTAGCTACCTAGGGTTTCGTCGTAGTGATCGAGGAATAGCTCAGCGTTGGCGTCAGTGATGTTGTCGTATTGCAGTTCCAGCGTCATGCCGGTGCGGCGATTGCCGTAAAGGATGCGCGATTCCGACCCTGACTGGGAGCGAAATGTTTTGACCGGGTAATCGCCGGAGTTGTAATTACGACTGGTCGGGGTCAGTGTTGGGTATGCCATGTCTAGCCCTCCGTAATGAAGATGTTGGGGCTCAAAATATCTTGAGCCACGAGGCTGTTGTAGGCATCTGATGTTGGAAACTCAGTAGCCAAAACTTCGACCAGCCCCTCTTCATCCAGCGTAAGTTGCTCGATCACATACGTGGCGCTGGACACTGTTGGGTTGTTCAGCGTAAAGATCGTGTTGAACAACGCAGGCTGAACAGCTTTGCCGTTTGCGACTGTCAGGGTGGCACTTTGCACCTCGTCGCCGGTTGAGATGTAGTACAGAATTTCGTAGCTGCCGTCGGACAGTGTTGTGGCGGAAGTAATGTCCCCGTCTGCATCGATCACGCCGTTGTTGGCAGGCTGGTACGGGCTGGCCTCAGTCAACACACGGATGTAGTCGCCGGGTGCCAGCGAAATTCCGTAAGGCGTGGTTTTGAACCGCACGGAATGAGTAACGCGGCGGCGCAGGCTCATGAAGTAACGCGCCACAAGGAAGGCGTGGCCTCGTGAGGTGCAGAACTGCGTTAGGTCAAAACTTTCGATTGGGTATGTGTCGCTGCCGTTTTCAGCCCAGCGGACAGACAGCGTGGCCTCTTCGGGCAGCTGATTTTTCTTTTCCTTGCGGTAGCGGACGATGGACTGGAAGTCCTTGCGCTCTTCTGTCTGCAGGTAATCGACGGTGAAGGTGCCTTCGATGATGTTGCCGGAGGTAAACAATGCAGAAATCTGCACCGGCGTATCGACAATCGCACCAGCCGTGTCATGCGGTACAGCCGGCACCAAGCTGAATTTGCCGTTGCTGATCACGAACGAGCACAGGAAATACGGCGCTGTATCGGCAATAAACTGACGCAGGTTTACCGGCGAATCAAGCGCACCGTCAAAGAACAGTTTGTTCTGTTCGAGGAACGTTGCTGTTTTTGCAAGATCTGCGGTTTCAATCAGATCAGAGCTAATTACCCCGCCAGCGCCAGCCGTTTTATCCGTCAGTAAGTAGTACACCAGGTCGGTGAACTTGTTGCTGGGACCGACGCTGCCCGCTTCGGATGGCAGGAAACGCTGGACTTCAACACCGTTGGCGAGCCAACAACGGACCTGATCAATAGCGGTAAAGGTACGGCTGGCCTTTAAAACAAGTCCGGCAAGAGACAGGTTTTCGTATTTAGGCGTGGATTCATTAGCAGTGCTTTCGTTGACGTAAACAATCTCGTGCTCTGGTGCGCTTTCGTTTGACTTGGTAATTAGTGAGTTGTACAGACTTAAATCTGCAACCTGACTACCGACCTCGAAAGCACGTTCAAATGAACCGGCGTTTGTAACCGTAAGATTGGCAACACCCAACGCTTGTAATCTGACGCCGATATTTGTTCCGGGTTTGCGGAATGGGTTTCCAGCGCTGACGGTTACTTCGATATTTGTCCATTCGCCTGGCAACCAATTTCCGACAGACTCATCAGCCCTAACAGCAAAGGTGGTGAAGTCCCATGATTTTGTTTGGCCTGGAAATACAGCCAAGTTTTCTGCTGTACGAAGGCCGACACGAGCTGTTACATCCAAACTGAGGGGATTACCTCTTTCGGATGTGCCTGTAAGGGTTACTGTCCTGACGGTCCCAACGGCATAGTCCTGTTGGTTGCCTAAGATTTCCCACTCAAATCCAGACTGCCTTCCCTTTGCAGTTGTAAGACCACCGGCTGTCCCGGTAACTTCTACCTTAAAACCAGACGTTGTTAAATTAGCAAAGTTTCTTCTATTGCCTGGGCTGATTGGAATAACAATGTCTACCTCTTGGCCAGAGTTAAAACCCGCACTGGATGAAACTACTTCAATATTTCCGAGTGTCCAATACTTTAGGTTGGGATAGTGAGGGTGCGTTGGAGGGTAAACATTGCCTGCGTTTACACTGCCATTCACTTTGAGTGTGATTACGCGCCCATCTCCGTAGCTATAGGTTGTTTGGTAGGTAGCGGTATTACCAATAAAACTTGGGCTACCAAACATCTCGAACAGCGTTGCCGAGGATCGACCCTCCGTTAATCCCAAAGGCAGCCAAGACTTAAACGTAACTGCAGTCGCTCTTGTGTCTGGACCTTCAATGTCTGGGATGTAGTTGGTTAACGTAACGGCACTGGGCACAACACCTGTAATTGCACCTCCTGGATTAATTGCACCGGCAATCATCTGCCTGTTGTACGTAATATCTCCAACCCTTTTGTAGTGACCGGTTGTTTGGCATGTAAACGTTCCGTAGGCAGTCTGATAGGTATTTGAAATAACTTGGTTAGATTTTGCGTCAAGAACAACGAGGATATAGTCGTCCGAGATTCGACGCGCAACGTCCGCGCCAGAATTTGGTACTAGGCGATACTCATACTGACGTTGTTCAGGATGGATAAATTGCAGGTAATTAAATTGATCTTGCGGGGTTTGCCCGCGCACCGCAAACGTTTGTCCCAGCGGGCGCCACTCGTATTCGTTGCCGTTTTCATCTGTACCGGCAGGGCGTAAAAATACTGCGAAGACGCTCGTGCGGTACATGTAAATATTCATCGTGCCGGTTTGGAGCGACACGTAATTAGCCTCGGCCCGCTTCAGTGCTCTAGGCTCAGGGATGCTACGGAAGTTGCATAGACCATTTGTCTTTTGCCAGACTTGACTGCGGATACCTATTTCTGTCGCATCGCAAGCGCGAGTATTTCGTACAACAGCAATCGCAACGCGGAGCAGCGGATAAAAGTTTGCGCCGGCGCTAAGCCCTAAGGCGTTATTGGCATTCGTAGTTCCATTGTCATCGTTACGGATACCACGCGTGACCATTTCTTTGCTAACAAGTCCTATTGAAGCGTTTTCGGCTCCGATACCAAAAATTTCGGTACACCGAAGGGTGATAACTTGTTCTTGTGTTCCGTCATAAATTGACAAAGCGCGATCCGTCACAACCCAAGTAGTGCGACCGATCATGACGGTTTCGCCAATCTGCAGCATGTCATCGGCTGCCTCTTGACCGTCAAGCACATCTTGATTGATGTCGTCTACCTGCGTGCTTCTCGTGTCTTTGAAGTAGTAACGATCACGAGGAATTCTGCCCGGGACAATGCTGAAGGTAGCTTTATCACCTACAGCGGCAGCTCGCACTTCCGTTGGTGCGTTTGCAGGAATGTCGTTTAAGGCTGTAATCCCCATGCGGCGGCCGTAGTTGCGCCCCACGCCCTTCTGGCCTTCCTTGATAATTTGAACCCAGCGAGGGTCGTCCGTTGTGTCTGATGTTGGCGTGATGCCGTAGTCGCCCGCAATCTTGATACGCTCCAAGAGAAGAGCGCGGCCAGGATCATTTTCAGAGCTATCAATACCTTCGCCATTCCGGCGAGGGATAGAAACTACCTTCCAATTGACGCGGTAATTGCTGGCGTTGGCGATTGCTGAGTACGCGCCAAACTGTGTGCTGCTGCTTGGTGTGTACGCCTGACAGAAGCCCGTATCGCGACCGGAATTGCGCGTTGGGCAAAGGTAGATATCGTCAGACTTTTCAATATCGCCACGATACAATTCTCCTCTGGTGCCGTAACGCAAATTTCCAGCCACCAT